ACCAACCTTAACCTCATCTAGGTCCACGTAAAGAATGTCGTTAGGTGTACTTATCTTTGCGCGTTGAAATGCCAGCCTGTCTATAAGCTCTTTATGGTCTTCATGTGTTGTCAGTATGATAGGCAGCTGGGTGTTGTCTCTAAATATTAGCGTCCACTTAATCATTTAATGCCTCCATGATTTCTCTTATGCGATCCCAGGCTTCTTCACATGAGCTATTCTGTGCTTGAAGCTGTGTATTTAACTTATGCCTCTGAGCTGTTAAGGCATTTACAAGCGTGACTAAGTCTGCGTTCTCAGCGCTTAATTTGCGAATCTGGGCATTCTTTTGTTCCATCTGATCGCTCGTCATGTCAGTGGAATACTTGGCCTTTAGATCGTGGATAGTCTTGTCTTTTTCTAGGAGCAGTCCGGCTAGATACGAAGCATTTCCCTTCCATTTTTCACATGCTATTCGATAATTTGTGGACTTGAGTGATTCTTCTTTTAGTCGTGCCTTGTATCCTTGGTACATCAATTTGTAATACAAAATGTGTCCTTCCGGGACTCCTTCATCTATGATAGTCTTGTCTTTAAAACCGTCGGTGGTCAAATTGGATGTCATTTTTTCTTCCCTTTGGATTTGCTCTTAGCTTTCTTCTTTACGTGCTCCGGGAGCTTCTTATACGCTGATTTACGCGTGTGTTCAGCAAACTCCTTGGCCACCGATGGTTCGTTGGCGAATAAATATGCCTGCTGGGCCTTGGATTTAAAGGGCACTTGACTCTCCTTTCTTGAGGATTCTGATAAAAACGTTGACTGGCCTAGGCCTGAATTTTTCTGCCTTAAGATCCTGGCAGATATAGCCGTCCTTCCTAAGAGAAGACACCTCCCCGGGAGTCATTATGACTTCCAAATGATCCATACCTTCTATATCGTCTTCAAATATCATCTGCATCTCTAAACCCTAATGGCTCCGCCTGCAATATAGGCCTCACCCGTATCACCGTCTTAGGCGTCTCCCCGTAGAATTTGTACACATGCTTGACACAGACGCGTTTGTCGTCGTCATAAACGATACTTTTCAAGGCATTGCTTATAAGGTAGGCCATGTTGTCCTCGTCCGGCTTAACGTCAGGCAATATTACCCTGTTGATCATCTGCGTTCTAAGGGCCCTGCTAGCCGACTTGGGTATAGGCATGAAGAACGCTATGGTAAGCTCGACAGGGCCGTCCAACAGCTTCTCCGGCGCCATAGGCTTGATCTGCCATTGGATCTGCTCTTTGTCCTTCTGGCTAGGGTCGTAACTCCAGGACTTACCGCCTTTCGTAACGAACCTCGTCTGCTTCTGTGCTCTTGGTATACCTATGATCTCGAACTGATACAATCCCTACCTGGATTTAACCCGCGCTAAATTCAGCTAATAGGATAACTAGACATTTTTTGAGAAGGGGAAAGTGATTAGAAAATTCTTTACTCTCTCGCAAGGCCATATTCCTTGGCCGATTCCATATTGATTTCTCCTGTTATAGCATAAGGCATGTCAAGGTCCTCGTCGCACCAGTGCGTGATAACCGAAAATCTTTCACCTAACTGGTCTACCCACCCTCTAGCAGCAGACCACGCCGCGATATGGTAGACGCCGTGTACTTTTGAGTAGGCTAGGCAAAATTTACCTTCCGGTGGGACATGCTCTCTGACGCTCGTCCAGTTTCTTGCCTTGTTCTTGGCGTTAGTTAACGTCCCCTGCCACGTTATTTCTTTTGGATAGTCCAAAATAGCTCTCCTGTGACTCGCGACCATCTTCCCATTAAGACATCTCGCGTATCATCTCCTCTAGTATTTCTTCTGGTGTGCTGAGCTCTCCACGCTTCACCACCCTGAAAGCCAGAGACATAGCCCTAGCGACGATTTTCTTCCGGTAATACTGATCGTCCACAGAATTGATAGACATGTACTCCTGTGCCGTCAGTAGCAGCTCCCCGCATAATGTCATCACATGCGTATTAACTGACGGAGCATCCATAATACTAGGTGGTCTGGCCATCGTTATCCTCGTCCGCTAACTTTTTTCGATTTCTAGCTATTTCCACGGCCATATCAAAGACTTTTATTGCCGCATCAGGTTGGCCTAACATCTCGCACAACGCATCTGTCATCCCCAAAGCCGAGAGAACACATGCGTTTATTCCTATATAGAACTGGTGTGGTGGATCATCCGGTGATTTTTGCTCCACATACTTTATCACAGTAGTAAAAATCTGTTTGCATAACTCAGGCAGCAAAAGGTCTAGCTCCTGTGCCATATCTCTACTTTCCTTGTCACTGTTCACGAAATTGCCCCCAGTAATCTTCCGTGTTCTTGATAGACTCTGCCATCGCGTCAGGCACCTTTATACTCATCTGCTTGCATCTCATGCGGTATATATAATAATGCACAAGATTATGCAGCCAGAAAGTCTCGTCTTCATTGAGTCCCCACGTCTTTACCACGGTGTCCAGCGATTCTTCGAGATACTTATGCATCTTCCCTCTTCTTGAGAGATTTTATGTACTGGTCGGAATCGGAATGTTTCATTCCCTTTCTCTTTTATTAGTCACTGTACGCATTTCTAGTTTGGCAGCCTCACATAGGTCGTCAAACATCTCTTCGGGTTTTTCACAGTTGTTTAATATCAATGTTATTGCTGATATCATGTACGCCTCACATGCCAGTGTCATGATTTTCCACGGATCTACAATCTCATGCTCGTCAAATACATCGAGTGTTGCTTGCCTCACCCGTCGATATATGTCTATAAGAACGGCTTCGCGTTCGCTTGTTTGCTTAGATTCCATAGGGTTTCTCCAGGGCGAGCCTTTCAGCCATATACTCGTGGCTTAACTCGTTTAGCAGCGTAAGAGATTGTTTCGGCTGCTCTGCCATGCTTATGATGATGTCTACCATGATTATAGCTATAGACTCACACGTCCCTATCATGTGCGCTCTTACGCATCTGCCAGGTCTGCTGTTGAAATGGTCCATTATAGTTTTTTTCAGTATAACGGATATCTCGTTTGCCACCTCCCGCGCTTCTGCTGTCATGCCCTCGTCTCTTTCCATAGGTGTCCTCGTTTCATGACAAAACAGATACAGCATATATTTGGATTTTGCAACCGTTATCTATCACGTTCCTCCCTCGTGATGCTCCTCCACCACTTGTTTCTTGGTTAGATATTTTCTGCTGCTCCTGATCCTTATTATGTCCGTCTGATAATAATTTGTTTGGGTGTTGTTGTAATTCTCGGGTTTTTGGATTAGAGTTGTTTTTATCGGACTATAGGTTTTGGGCGGTTGTAATATTTATATTAGGCCTAAGGACCGTTACCTTACTCCGTTCCCATTACCGGCCTTGACCCCCTCCCCCGCCCCCTCGGCCTCGAGCCTAGACTGGATCCACGCTATCGCGTCACCGTGCTTGATCACCCACACGTGACCGCATCGCATCGCTCGCAGTTGCCCCACGCGAATACAGTAGTACACGTGTTGCATAGTGACCGGCCTACCCAACACCGAAGCTAGCATGTGCCTAGCGTAAATCGCGCTGATTAAGCCTTGAGCGTGATCATACACACGCTTGCCCGCATAACGCAGGTCTACCCGACTATACTTGTTTAGTAGAGCGTGCTCAAGGTCTGCATGCGATATCGCGAAGTGTCGACCCACCCGAGTAGCTTTGATCCTACCGCGCTTGATCATCGCGCCTACCGCTTGCTTGCTTGTATGTGTGTACTCAGCCGCATCCAAGATTGTCATGGGATCAGGATAAGCGGATAAGGACTTGCTATGCGTATCCGTCGTACTGCCCATCCCTCACCTCATACCATCTGCTATACTCCGTCACGTCGATCTCCCCGTGGCTAGCCTCGTGTAGCTTTCTCACGTTCTCGGGATTCATCTTTTTGCCGTGTATCGCTCGATACAAGTTTGACCGTCGTATGCCACTAATCGCCTCGAACTGAATGATCGTCAAACCTTTGCTTATTAAATACCTTTTTAAATCCATTCATCGCCTCCGACATACACTATAGCACATATCGGCATAAGATGCAAGTTTGCGGGACGTCTTTTCATTTTGCGGGAGCTTGTATATGTGACATAAGTTGGAACAAGTCGGAAAAAAATGAGACGTCTTGCGAAAAAATGTTGCAAGATATTCCGCGTTGTTGCATAATGTCTCACATACACAGTCTCCTTACTCTAGTAACACAGAGATAGTTGTAGCGTGTAGCAAGCAGACAAGCAAACGACAGAACACTTAACGAGGACATTATGATGACCTACAAGAGATTTAAGACAGAGGCAGACGCTGAGGCTGCAGCGAACGGATGCGTAGGATGGGAAGATCCTAGACCTGTCGAGATACTGCTAGCCGGTCCCGAGGGAAATGACACCGTTGCGTGGATTGTGATTGCAGGACATGAAGACTGTCCCAAGGCGTTGATGACAGACGGATTTTTTAACTAGCAGGACTAAGGATCTATGGAATTGGAAATAAATAAACCTAGGCGAGCAAAGGATCTAGCAATGGAAAGCACAAGATACAGAGCGGAATATCGCAAAGACAGCGAGTTATCTACCCGCAGAAGCCCCTACACGCACAAAACTAAGGAGAGGACATGATGAAGACACTAGCGGATTTAAAGCGTGCAATGGCAATCGGGACAGAATGGCACTGCTTCAACCACATATATAATGGAGACATGGGCACACGTTCTATCGTGCGCAAGAAAACCAATTCGGTGGCGTTTAAGACCGTTCGGCGGGACGGGAAAGAGGTCGAAAGCTGGGTTCACTTCCCGAAAGCCAGCGATATGAACTTTCCCGATGAGTCAACAGCTGAAATATATGAAGATGGCAAGCTGATACTCACGTACCGAAAGATTTAACCTATGCCCGGTCCGCCGGGCGCTCACTTAAGGAAAGGACATGATGACATACACAATAACGGACTACATAAACGCCAACCACTACGAGCGCGTTAGCGCCACCAACGCTGACAAGACTGCCTTGCGGGCTAGGCGCAACGGGGCGACCAAGCTTTGGAAAACTAGACCAGGCGATTTTCGCATACCGGTAAAACACGGCTTGAGGTGCTGTTTTTATATCACTCAAGACAATTGCGGGCTATGGAAACCAATTAAGGAGAGGACATGATCAAGTGTTTTGAAGGCCTAGCCGACATTGAATCGGTCAAGGCTGTTTATAAGACCCTAGCCAAGAAATATCATCCCGATTTAGGCGGTTGCGTCGAAACCATGAAAGAGCTCAACAGGCAGTATGAGCAAGCGTTGGGCGGGGCCTATCAAGCCGCTGGCAAGACTGCTACCGAGACAGACGACCTGCTTGCAGAGTGTATGGAAGTTGCAGAGAAACTATACGAGATTCTAGCAATACCTGGCGTGCTAGTAGAATTGTGCGGTAACTGGCTATGGGTAACGGGGGACACACGTCCGGCTCGGGATTTACTTAAGCAAGCCGGGTTTCTTTGGGCCTCTAAGAAACTGGCATGGTATTGGCGCAAGGATACAGAGCGCAAGCGTAGGTATGGCAGCATGGATCTAGCAAGTATCAGAGCTAGACACGGAAGCGAAGTTATTAAAAATATTAACAAGAGGGAGTATATAGCAGCATGAACGCGGAAAAAGAACTAATAGAAAAAGTAGAAGTCAAATTGCGCCCTATAGCAACGGTAGAGGCTTTTGAAAACGATTTAGATGAACGCTATCCCGTGTGGAATATCGCGGGATCTGAATTCACGACAAGCTACGTGCTTAAGGCTATTGACTACTCAGCCTACTTAGTGAAGTACCATTATTTTTTAGAACATATGATCGAGAGCAAGCGATGGTACACCTATGACAATGAATTTTTCTACGACTATGCAGAAGTAGAAGCGATACGTCGACAAACAGACGACGCCTAACACTAACAAAAAGCCCGGGTTACTGCCCGGGCCGACTTAACTGAGGAAAGAACATGAGTATATCACACACGTTACCCTATGCCCAAAATTTGGGCAAGAAATACCAGAGGACTGTATGGGAAAAGTACAAGCAGTTAAACAGCGAGTATCTTGAAGCCTTCAAAGCTTACATAAGCAATCGTTACGATTGCGGGGCATGCGAAGCGCTGAAGCTAGCCGAATCTAATCGCACCATCGTATATGACTTATATTGCGAAATACTTGAAATCGACGATATAGAAACGCCTAGGGAGTTATCATGCTAGACTCTCACATTCACCCTATCGACGACGATGAACTAACTCACGAGTGCCCCGAATGCGGGGCGCTTGCGCCGTGGGAATATCATGATGAATATTGTTTCGAATGTTTCGAATGTCGGCACAAATGGAGTTGGCCGGAAGCAGCGGAAACGTGGGAGGATTACATAGAAGCTAAGGAGGCCTGCTATGGATAACCAGGAAATCCAAATACCTACCGAAAACGGCTTAAGGGATTTGCTATCTGAGGCCTACAATTTGGAGGTGATCACTGAAGGGGGATACAAGCGGAACTACGAGCTTTTCCTTGAAGCGAGTAGATTGCACAAGGCGCTGAAGGAAACGCTATGCACGTTATACAAGGTCAAAGATATCCTAGAATGGCTAGAGGATATCACAAATAAGAATGCAACAGCGTATCGAGACAGCCAGCAGCAGCTATCCGATTATGTGTGTAGCACCGTCAAGACCAAAGTAATCCACAAGATCGAGGACGTAGACTATGAAGCCCTGCCTATGTCTTATCTCACGCCAGACGAGAAACGCATAGAGCTAGCACTAACAGCCGGGACAGTGATACCCGGCGTGACAGCAACAGAGATTAAAACACAAACCCTAAGGAGCAAGTAATGAATCTACAAAGCGAAAATATCCAAGAGTTGATCACGGCATTGTCTAAGGCTCAAGGCGAAATGCAGCCAGCTATCAAGGACAGCGAAAACCCCTATTTCAAATCGAAATACGCTGACTTGACCAGCGTATGGGAAGCGTGCAGGCCCGCACTAGCTAAACATAGCCTAGCAGTTATTCAGGCCACGTGCGTAATGGAAGGCAAGCTTATGCTGGCTACCACGCTAGCTCATTCGAGCGGCCAGTGGATGCGCAGCTACACGCCTATTCTCAGCAAGGACGAATCTTGCCAGGCTATGGGCAGCGCTATCACTTATGCAAGGCGGTATAGCTTAGCGAGTCTCGTTGGCGTGTGTCCCGATGAAGACGACGATGGAAACGCAGCCATGCCCCCTAAGAATGTGTTTAATGGCCATCCGCAGCCTAGGCCACCAGCCAAGCCGAAGGTTAACCCGCAGAATATCCAAACTTTAGAGATTATGCTAAAGGCGGATCAGGTAGACACTGGCCTGCTACGCGAATATATCTTTGACATTGCCAACCAGTCTAAAGGTAAGTGGGATATGGAGGGGGTAGCCAAATATGCCCTTAAAGACAATAACACTTACGCCGACCTTAAAGGCAAATACCTAGACTACGCAGGCAAGCAACAAGCCGCTGAGGCAGTAGTTGCTTGACCCTTGAAGCCTAGGCAACAAATTCCATGTGATCCTTAAGTTGCCCTGAGCCTTGACTGGCTTGGGGTTTTTGCTAGCATATGCAAAGGCATTTCAATCGCCGGAAGTGACGGCATATCCAACTTGCCATAATCGAAAAGCGTTGGATGGTCGGAACATGATGCAGCAGATTCACAAGCACCCAACGCAATTTTCTTGCGCACCCAAGGCGTTTTGAAGCTCCAGGTAAGATAATCGAGTTTCTTTGTTTCTATTAGCTCCTGAAGAAATTCCGAACCTTTCTGAGTGAGAAACCCATTATCTATGCACTTACCTAAAAGCTCCAGGTAGCTTCGTTCTCTCCAGTAGGTCCCGGCGGCTTGCGTATAGTTGATCAAAGCGGTATACTTGCGGGTATTGACCCGGTGAATACCCATCCTCTCGTGAACGTTCGATAGACTGAGAATATTGCGTATCTGACACATGAAAACCCCCGTTTTGAGAGCCGAATATATTCCCGGCCCGCTTTTTTCTGCAAGCGATAGTAGATTCTTAATGAAAAAGAAATAGTCGGCATGGTAAAAAAATTCCGGCACCCATGCTAAACAGGAGCCGGAACGTTTGGGGGATTGACCGTGCTTGACGCGGTTTAATCACCAAACAAAAACTCACTTAGGTCTTAAGAGAATCCTAAGTTAGCATGGGTATCGATTAAAAGCAAGCCTTGGGCCGAAATTAATCGAAAAAAAAATTCTCTTACCTAACAGCTAACCAGAGGAGTTAATCTTCATGAGCATCATCCGAGTACTTCACAACAGAGAAAATCCCTACGTCCAGTTGAACAAAGAAGCGCTGTGGAATCCTGGACTAAGTCTTGGAGCTGTGGGACTTTGGGCAAGATGCATGTCTAGGCCAGACAATTGGACCTTCAGAGTTAAGGAGCTTGCGGCCAAATGCATGGAAGGCAAAGACGCTATTTATTCAAAAATAAACGAGCTGATAAAGGCGGGTTATGTCGTGCGGTTGGACGTCACGGACCATAAAGGGGGACGTGGAAACTTGAGGGGAAAGGTGTTTGAATACATTTTCCTTGAAATTCCCTTAAGTCCCGAAGAAAGAGGGCCTTACATCGAAGAATTAAAAAAATGTTTTCGACGAACGGGTTTACGAGATCTCGTAAATCCGCCCATACTAAATACACATATACCTAAGATACCTAAGGTATATAAAAAGAAGAAAGAGGGGGGCAAGCCCCCGGCTCCGCCTCCCCCGCCCCCCGATTCTTTTTTCTCACTCAACAAGGTAAAAATGCTGGTGGAGGCTTTCAACCTCCTCGTGCAGGATTACGGTAGGGAACGCGTGCTCGACATGGTCATTCGCCTGGATCTTTACGGCGATTCAGAGCCCGCCAAGTTCAAACGCTATGCCTGCCATGCAGCGGTCATACGCAGGTGGCTAATGGATGATGACAAGAAAGGCCAGAGCAAGACTAAGACCAAGGCCAACCAAGCGAAAGCTACCCTAGACGCTGTAAAGCAGAAATACCCTAAGCACAAAGGCATCGTATACGGGCATGACTACATCGAGTTCAGTAGAGGAGCTTATTGCAAGAGCATCAAACTCTCAGAGCCAAGTTTCCGTGAGAAACTGATTCAAGAATTGACCAAGCTGGGGCTGTCTCATGAGGGAATTTGACTTGCTCAAGAAAACTTGCCCTAAGTGCGGGCACGAGAAAGTAGCGTGCATTGAATTCACTCCCAAAGCGACCTATTGCAGGTCATGCGCTCATGAGAAGTGGCTTGAGACGAAAAGAAAACAGCCAAAAGTGGCAAGTAGAGGCTGGCGAACGATAGGTTTCACCCTATGATCAGGAATGCCTCTAAAACGCACAGAAACATAGCTAGAATCGATTTGCGTAAACAAAACGTATATTTCGACACTCGAAATAAAATCGCAGCCAGCATCAAATTAGGGGGATTCCCGATGGTTTGACTATTTAGGCCAGTAGAAGTACAGGGAAGCGAGGAAGGTAATCGTTAAGACAAGATTGACTTGATTGTTGGAAGGCGGTATATCTTCGTGAGCGGCAGCATGCATATAACCCCCAATGAGGTGATTTATGATTCAAGCTTTGATCTTCTTACTAGGGATACCCTTGATTTTGTCGGCAGAAATACAGGTTTATCCTCAGCTGTCTCTAGAGCAGAACATCTTTGTCCATTGCTTTCGGGAGGTGTATCAGATCGATGATACCTGGCCCAATAGTGATTATGTATCAGGACGCAAAGATGCCTATAAAGAAATTTTAGTCCTATATCAAGAAAGAGGTATTTTGGATAACAGAACATACGAAAGTTATTGCTTGATGCGGACTTTCAAAAATGAAAAACCGCCGGATGAATAAAACCAGGTCAGAAAATACAGTCCCGACCTGGTTGCGTTGCTTACTGGAAACTAGGCTAGCGCCTCAAGACATTCGATGTTAACGCTGGCAATTGTGATCGGGAATACTGACCCGGTTACATTAGGATTCAGGTTTACACTGCTTACGCTTGTGTTGCGTAGTCGTAGTAAATCACCTGCTTTAACCTCGATGATAATGTCGCCTGTGCTGTGGCAAGCATCGTCTCCAGGCGCTTGAGTAAAGCCGCTGTAGATAGACCCAGGCACAAGAACGCCGTTCAACCAGAAGCCGAAAGACCATGAAGGAACAGGGTTAGGTACTGGGGCTGTAATACGAGCTTGCAGTTGCCATTGAATATGATAAATACCATGGTTCAGGAATTTAATATCGCCGGTGACGTTTGCTTGTGTCAGGTCAAAGTCGCCTACCGATACTGCATTCATAGCATCCAAGAGGACAGTGTCTGTTGGTGTGCTATATGCGCCGATCACTTGAGCAACGGTTGCATAGACGTTAGCGTATCTTTCGCAGGCTCCGGACCCCGAACCTGAGCCGGCAGGTCCTTGCAAGCCTTGTACGCCTTGTACGCCTTGAGGGCCAGTGGCACCTTGCGCTCCTGGTACGCCTTGGATACCTTGCGCTCCTTGCAATCCTGGTACGCCTTGAGGACCCTGAATGCAGCAGCAATCTTTGTTATCATCTTTACACATGTGTTTTCTCCTTGTTGATATATTTAAGTGGAAATGTAGAAACCGGACACCTGAATGATCGTCGAGTTACTAATAGTCGTATTCGTGATAGCAGTGTTGACAACAGAGGTTCCTTGAGCTTGTAGTGTCAGTACCGTCGCATTGGGGGCTACATAGGCAATTGCTTGAGTAGTACCAGTGGGATAAGCGTTGATGGCATTTCCTAGGACGAGAGAAGATGCTACGAAATCGGTCGCGTTAGCACCCGCGGTCGTTGGCAGTGTGATTGTGGCAGCCCCCGTCTGAGCTCCCTTTGACAAAATAAGCAGGTATATGGAGTAAAAAACTAACTTACCAACACGATAATACTCACCCTGCTGAGTAGTATAGGTGATACCCGTGGAACTGCCGCCGAACGCTAAGGCGGGCAGATATGTCGATAAATTTATTGGCAACACATCGCTGGCAAGAACGATTTTTGTTGTCGTTGTTATGACTTTTCCGCTGAGATACACATTAAGAGCATATTGAATAGTCCCCGCACCCGTAAAAGCGTTGGTGCCTGAACTGTTTATGTAACATTCGACAAATTGCATTAGGGCGCCAGCGCCCACGGTAGCGCACTCGGCAGATCCAGAGGTAACGGCACACTGATTGAAGACTGCATTGCCTGTGGTGGCGTTGCATGTCCATGTAATCGCGTTTAAAACTGAAGAATCAAAATTGCATCCAATCGCGGTAACAGCCGCAGATCCCGACGTGCTAAATGTATAAAAAAATCTAGAACCTGTCATTGTGATGGTTCCGGCGGAAGAAGTGTTAGCTGTAGTCGAATTTCCGCTGTTTGTCAGATAGCACGAAACAAACTCTATGATCCCGGTGCCGCTATTAGCATAAAAATTAGATGTAGACGCCGTATTTCCTGTACATTCGTTAAACACAAGCAAAGATCCGGCGTTTGATGCCGAATTCGATATTGCTGTGCTACTTCCGGTGGCTTGTATGTCGCATTGGTTGATGTACAGGATAGTTGCGTTGCTTCCGGACGCTGCAATAGCGTTAGCCGCATTAGTCTTAAGCTGGCATCCGGTAATCGCAGCAGTTCCAGCATAGCTTGCCGTGATAGTGCCGTTAATGATTACGTTAGCCGTCTGGGCGTCTGCCGTAAATGCAACCAGGTCAACACCTGCTTTAAGCGTGGGATTTTCTGTATAAGTCCCGTCGCGTATCATGATTGTATCGCCGGAAGAGGCAGACGTTAACGCCGCGGCTATCGTCGTGTGAGTGCCTTGAGTCGGGTCAGCGCTGACGACCCATTTAGCTACGGTGAACGTGTTTGTCGATAGTTGCTGAGTCATTCAATCCCTAGGTTATTGTCCAGTTGCCTACCCAATTTTGCGCCCGCCAGACCGTGCTAGAACCTGCCGTGATGCACCTAAGCATGATGCAATCACCTACGTTAGTTCCTGCTACAGACCCTGTGATACCAACCGTAGATGAACCGGACCCCATGAGGATCTGCTGGGAGGCGTTCTGGGCTATCGTTGTGATACCGAGCTTTCCGACAATCTCAATTAGGTCACCGAGAACAGCTGTGGAAGGAAGTGTATAGGTGACGTTTACGTGATCAGTGACGTATCCTGTGGAGACCGAAAGTGCTTGTGTGGCTGTCGTTACATCTACCCATGCTATCCCGCCCGTAGTAGTAGAAATCGTGATGGAATTGTTTCCGTTAGTGATGGATACGCCCGGACCGGCCGTTAGCGTGCCTGCTGCTGGTGCTCCCGTACCGCCAATGATTAGCTGACCGGATGTTAGAGACAGTGAAGCCAAAGGAGAGGTAGTAGATGTGCCACTGATGACAACGCCGTTTGTATTAAACGTCGTAGACCCGGTGCCTCCCCCGGCAACAACTGCCGTTCCGAAGGCGGGCTGGGTAGCTGATCCCAGTGAAATGAGCGGAATACCACTAGCTGCTGATGGAGCCACAGAGTTAGGAACATTGGCAGCTGCGCCTGTGATGACGTTATACTGCGTTATTGGTGTGCCTGTGATCGCTGTTCCGTTACCGGATAGTAGGCCTGTCTGAGTCGTTGAAAGGGTGATAGCTGGCGTTGTCGTAGCAGTCGCAACCGTTCCGGCTAGTCCATTAGCAGTAACAACAGACACTGACGTGACTGTCCCGGGTGCGCCTCCGCCTATTAATGAAACTCGTCCGGAACCATCAACAGTGAATTCTGTGGAGTTGAAGCTAGCGACACCCACAGTGGTGGTAGTAGCATTAATCCCGGAAACAGTGTAGGCGTTTCCGACATTGGTAACCGCAACTCCATTAGTTCCTACTAGCGAAGCAATAGGTAGTCCAATGGTAGATACCGCCCCCGAAACTACCGTAAAATCAGCGGGATTAAAGCTAGCTACGCCTACAACAGCAGTTGTAGCCAACCCGACGGATATCGTCTCTGTGTTCGTCCCGGCGTTTCCGGTGACGAGGACGGGGCCTGTACCTACCAGGTTGATAAACCCAGCGCCGTTAGGTCCCACGGAGACGGCATCATTGCCTATTAGGCCATTAACCGATCCGACGAGGCCAGAGGAAGTATTTACATAGATTTGACTCATTGGGCGTAGATCACACTCACGTAAAAACTGCCTGTGTTACCGACACCTGCCGCGCCTGTAGCGTAGAAGATGGTTCCGATTGGAAAAGCGAAAGCGGCAGACAGGCCGTTATTAGCCCTGAAGTCCAAGACGAATCTTTCCCCGGCTATCATGGTCTTGCCCTTAGTGCTTCCCGTGTTATCAGCAAAGAAGACGGTCTGATTAGTGTCATTCGTGATTATCATGATGACCGGCACATTAGTCAGTGTGCCTATCGTCTGGGATGATCCTGTGAACGTCGATGCAGCGATACGTAACTCCGTATCCCAGACAGATTGGCCCTGGTTAGGCAGGTTACTTTGAGTCATGGACTACCTTAGTTGATGATTATCCAACCCACTGAAGAGAGATCAGAGGTGACGTTAGTGGTGGAGTTAGCCGTGGTGAGGGCGTTGATGACGAAGCTAGTCCCGGCGGTGATTGTCCCGATAGATAACATGCCTAGTGGAGCTGCTCCGGTAGCGCCGGGTGACATTCGTGTAAGCATGATGATGGAGTTAGCTGTGACTGCTGTAGTAGCTACGGTCGCGGTTCCCAATGACAGAGTTACCGTGCCGAATGAGTTAGCTCCGGCAGCAGTTGTAGTAGCAACGCTTGTAGATATGATCTTATTTCCGGCAACACCTAGAATGAGATTACCGTTAGTTGCAACGGACCCCGGCGCAACGAAAGCCGCTGGTGTGCTTAATGTTACCGTACTGCCTGCCGATGTTGCTGTGACCTGTCCAGCCGTCCCCGCGATGACGATATTACCTGCTGTGGGACTCAGGCTGTTAATCGTAGCTACGGCGCCTGTTGCGCCGCCTAGAACAATCCAGGTAGCTATTCCTGCCGACTTAGATGCTAACCCGTATATCGTAGCAGCGGTGTTATCTACAGCTAGCGTGCCTAGGCGATGCTGTATATTGGCAGTGCTTGGAGCGCCGGATGTTGATATAACGTCTGCTGGGTTGATGACTTGACCTCCGCCGTAATATGGCGTGACTACTGGGGCTAGTGTTGGCATGGGAGTCTCCTGGACTTTGCTATATAAACATAATTTTAAATGGTCAGAGCCTAATGTTAAAGGTTAATGTTTACTTGGGCTTAAGGGGGACATATGCTATACTGAGACGCTCAGATTGGTGATGAAAAACATTGTGCCTGCCGAATTGGCGCAGGCGGAGGAGAATAACAAGTAATGGAATGGTATGAAATTATAGGGCTTTGTATTTCGGTCTTCTTAGCCGTGGCTGCGACGGGAGGATCTATCTTATGGCTCATCACCAGGCTAAGCGCTGAGGTAACTGCGATACACACCGAGGTGTCATCTATTCACGTAGATGTAAAAGATGCATGTGCGAGGATAGATAAGCAGGGAGAGCGTATTGATAAGCTTGTCATGGCCTTCATGAGCTTTCAGCGAGACACAGATAAGCTAATTAAAGACTGCCAAGACGACATTGCGGATCTTAAGAGATTCATACCCGAACTCGAAAGAAAGGGGAAGAAATGAGCGTGATTTTTGCAGGTATGCTGGTAGTGGCTCTATACTATGGAGTGCTTTCGCTAATCGCGTTCTATGTGCACACTACTGTAAAAGATCAATGACATCATTGAGATCCTTTCCAAGATCCTTGGCGATCTGGCGGATGGTCTCTTCGCTGATTTTACCTTTGGGAAGTCCTTTCATTTTCTCTGAAACATGGAAGAACTTCTCGATATTCTTTGCTGAGAAGAGCTTAAGCAAAAGGCTTTGAGTCGACTTAATCGGCTTGACCACGAACTTGAAAACTGTGGCCAGGTTTTTCGATGCGTTGGATATTTTGTCCCCATCTGCCAAAGCTGCCAGAGCTTCCTTTTCCTGCTTGAGCTGCCTTTTCCTATCGGCTTTTGCAGCGGCAGCTCTGCCTTTTGCGTGCATCTTATTTAGGGCTAATGCTTCTTTGGCGGCTTTTGCTCGGTCTTCGGCTAGCCGATTCAGAAAGACTTCTATCTTATCCGACTGGTCTACGATGGTTCTAAGTTGATTTACTCGGACCGGTCCAAGGAGGCGGTTAAGGACGGCCAATGTATCTTTGTCATTTAGAGCCTCTTTGATTGACTTAGACTTGTCATGTGGCTGTATCTTACCTTTGCTTAAAATATCTAATGCCGTCTCTTCCTTGATATTATGCAACAATTTGCGATCGAGCGGGTTTTTCCTCAACACTTCCTCTAAAGTGTCGAGTCCTTCCTGCGTGCGAGCTAGCTTGCCGATCTTCTCCGGGCCCATCTCTGCTAGCGGATGCTTTTCTTTAGTTTTAGTGGTGTATGGAACCTTCGTCACCGGGACGGGTTTATTAGCTCTGAATGTTATGGGCCTATGCCTAGCGGCTTCCATATGCCTCTTAGCTGTCGTGCGGATATTCTGCACTTCTTTAGGAGTAAATACGGACCTAAGCTCACGGAAGGCCTGAGTGCCTTTAGGCGTAAATATCTTCTCAGGATGCTCTAGATAATCTCCTACATGATGCTTGAGAAGATCTACCTTAATCCTTGCCAGCGCTTGTTCGCCTTGAGGTGTGAGTTCTAATACTCTTTTGAGTTCGTTGAACTTATCCGGGTTGAAGGCACTTCGGTATAGGCTGATATAGTTCCTGTTTTCTAGATCTCTCCAGGGATTGATATAGTCATTATCGAAAATGGAAGCCCAATATTGTCTAGTTGCCTTAGCATTTTTCCAGGCTCTATAAGCCTCTGGGTCTTGCCCTGTAAGCTTCTCTATAGCCGCGTCTATCGCTTTCTGATCTTGCAAGAATACCTTAGTAGCCTCCCCATGCGCGAAGTCGAATTTGATCATCCTATTGAGTTCTTGGCTTTGTCCTATCAACTTAGGCACTGAAATAGGAACATGTCCGATGACCCTGGATTTGTTATCCAGTTTCGCCAGACGGGATACCATGTCCTGGGCGAAGCTCAGTCGTTTGGCTGAAGGACCGGATAGAGTCTTACCGGACAGATCGTTAATAACCTCTCTGAAGTGCTTGTTGAGATCAGGAACGTTCCCGCTTATATCTTTCGTGAGATCGTTAGCCAGTTGATATGCAGGCGAAATCTGGTCATAGACTAGATCGTCTATCTTAGCGACTTGTTGATTAACTTGACGGCCGCCGATGCTCTCGTTGTCGTAACGATCCGGCGATATTTGGTTCAGTACGTCTTGTTCTAGAGTGGGTTTCTCTTTGGTGATGATAGGTTTGACAACATCTCGCATGAGCCAATGCTGGAGGTTCTGGCCTGTCGGGTCGCGTTTTTCAATCTTGGTTAGGGGCTTATTGGCTTTGGGAAGTGCCTCGGGTCTTGGGCCTAGCGGACCGGACAAATCAATTTGCTCAGGCGATTCACTCTCTAAAGCGGCTTGCCTAACGTCTTTGTTAACCCTTTGCTGAACGGCTTTGCCCATGTCGTAGGTCGAAGAGAACTTAGGCTGTGGTTCGATATTTGCTGCCGGAACCGAGGGCGGTTGTCCTCTTGGTCTTGGGATGGAGGTGATATTGGTTTTACCTCCCTGGATGGCCTGGGGAAGCTGAACAACTGGTGGAGTGGGCTGATTAGGGACTTGGGGCGTTTTAGTTGGGCTTACTTCTATGGTTGGCTTAAAAGGGATTTGCTTAGGATTTTGGCCACGCGCTAGTGGAGGTAATATCTGACCCTTCAAAACAGGGTTATACGTATTTTTTACAAAGTTAGTGAGGAATCTATAAAATGATGGGGCCACAGATGATAAGTCGGATATGGCGGTGGCATCTTCGTCACTCGCACCAGCGCCCTTGGCAATGAAATAAGCGGATGCTGCCACTGCTCCACCCACTGGCCCTGCAACTCTTGAACCGAACGCGAATTGTCTAAGACCTCTATCCGTATCACTTTTTGGCTGCAAAGGAATCCCCGTAGCCTCTTCAACAAGTTCTTCGGCTTTATTCTGTGTGGGGAAATATTTAGCATTCAGCTCGTTGACTCTATCCATGGCGTATGGCAAGTCAAGTTCGGGATGCTCAGGGTTAGATAATAGGTTGATCCAATCTGATTCTTTTAAATCACGTAGCGCATCGTAAGAAGCGCCTACTTGCGCAGCAGAAGCTATATTGGCTGGCTGAGTATAGAATTTGGCCACACCCAAAGGAAACTGTAATTCTTTAGCAATTTGTTTACGTACACCGTCACCTGACTCTTCAGGTGGCTGTTTATTTGCTGGAACAAGCCTTGAAATAAAAGAGGGTGTTTCTTCTCCTTGAGAGACAGGAACTAGCCTAGATGTAAAATCATTCACCTATTACCTTCCATTTAGCTCGCCTAGCTGCTTGAAGGTCTTCCTTATTTGCCGGGTAGAATTCCTCTCCAGTTTTTGGATGTATGACTTTAATCTTCCCTCCGCCAAACACATCCTGATTTTCCGGAGTAGGTTCGTTTTGTCTGCCTTCCTTAGACTTCCCAAGTAAAACGGATGGATCAAGGTCAAATTGAGTGGCCCAGGCCATGAGCGCCCCGGCTATCTCAGCATTGGTACTATTTCGATGCTCTGAACCTATTCCTTCGATGGTTCTAAATGATCGGCTGACAATATCATTAAACCTAGTGTTGGAAAGTTGACCACTACTCTCCAACAGTTTAAGCGCTCCGATAAATTGAGACACGAGAGTATCTGCTTCTTTTCTATGCTGAATGTATTCAGGGTTGAGCCAGTCGTCGACTGAAGTCCTCATGCCTAGATAACCCTCATTTTTTATCTCGGCTATCCTGTTCCATGTCCTTTGAAGAACTTCTTTTTCCCCTGGAGGTATAGTGCCTTTTTCTAGCTGCTTCGCTACGTATTCTTGATTTTCTAGATACTGCTTATGGATAGTATTAGCAGCTGCTTGAGGCAGCCCGCTTTCTGCTTGTTGCTTCGCATCTTCAGCGCTATAGCCTGCCTGTCTAAGCGTGGATTCAACTCCTGCTTGTGCCTCTTTTTTCTCCTCTTCAGGCGTTAATCGAGGTGCTTTATTTGCCGCGTTGAGCTTTTTTTCAGCTAAGGTCGTAGCTGATTTAGGTGTAAGGGATGGCGAATATTTTTCCACTTCCTCGGGCGTGAATCCGCTGGCCTCCAAAATAGCACCGACTTCTGCTTTTCTTTCTTCTGGGGTTTGTTCCTTTGGTCTATTGACGGCGGCAGCTTGAGATTTAATGTTGGCTATATCAAGCGCGTTCTTTCTGTTAAGCTCTCCCTCCTTGGCTTGATTCTGACTTGTCAGAAGCGTATGGAATGCAGGTATAAGCGTCTTTTGTTTATCTTGGCTCAACTGGCCCACGAGCTGAAATCTCTGTACAGGAGATAGGTTAGGATCGCCAAGCTTGTCGAGAACTTTAGCGTCCCGGGTATTCTGCTGGCCTTTCATGTAACCTTGAAGGAGGTTAGATCCCGCCTGGGTTATCGTATCAGCAAGCCTTTCACCAAATCCCGGTACTGCCGGTAGAACCTGAACCATTACCTACCTCTCTTAGCTTTACGCGTATAATCGTTCTTACCTGCCATGCCGGGCCTAGCTTCTGTCTGAGATCCCTTGGCAACTGAGTTGCGTTTGCGCATGGCGCTTGGCGAGTCGGGCTCATGTCCATTCACTCGCGTGCTTTCGTCCCAATGCTGTTGAGGGAAGTATCCGCCTTTGAATTGCTTATTGTACGTAGGCATTAGAATCCTCCGGGGCGACCGAGGTAAGCTCCCCCTAGTTGGCCCCCTAGGCCTAGTAGGCCGCCTAGTAATTGCTGACCGAAAGGCTGCTGTCTAGGCGCTAAAGCGAATGTGGGCAGAGAAGCTCCTGATAGCTGACCCTGAGCAAGTCCCCCTAACCCGGAAGCTGCCTGAAGGCCGTATTGAGACATCAAAGAGGCTATATCCGTGTTCAGGTTAGATGCCCCTGTGGCCAGAGTCTGGTTAAGCGCGCTAGACCCCTTAGATCCTCTTCCAAACGAGTTAAAGATATCCGGGACTGTCTGCTGCTGGAAGTTCTTTTGAGCAGCGTCGGTGATGGCCTTTCCTCCTCCTCCGCCCGGCAGGAACTGCTTGAATCCTTCTGCTGCTGCCTGGTAGTTAGGTATCACCTGCTGGATCAGTTGACCGATCAGCCCCTTAAGCTCAGGTGACACTGTATCGATTTTCTCGTATCCACTTCCGCCCTTGTCAGCCATCTGTTCCGTCTCCCTCTTTATCGATATTATATTCCATTAATACGTTCTTAGATCTTCTGAATCCATGCTTGGAGAAGAACTTATCATTAGTCGTAGACCAATAGATCTTATGAGGCTTGGTCTTTCTCACCAGCTCTCTGAGTATTTCCTTAGCTTTTTCTATGGCTTTGCCTTTACCCCAGTAGTCCTTTGAAATTGAATAGCAGTTGATGTATATGGAGTTGTCCAGCCTATTGGTGTGTGCCCAAAGAAATCCATGAATCTTCTTATCCTCGTCGATGACTGCATAAAGATAGTTGTAGGGGTTATCTGCCTGGCTTTCGTGGAATTCGTAAAACTGCTCTGGAGTGAACTCACATCCCCTCACACTCTCAATTAGCTCAGGCATGATGAGTCTGGGTATTCTCAGCCTAGCGAACTGCAACGTTTCGATGTTTAGCTCTTTTTTCGGCATGTTTTCCTGATATGTCGTCGCTGTAGTCATATTTTCCCTACATCTGCGTTCCGGTTAGTCTTATATTGAATGCTCCTGAGAGACCTGTGTTGTTATGGGATATCTGAAAGTTGGTGGCTGTTGATATTATTGTCAGGCTAAATCCGGCCCAATTTGCCGTCCCCGCCTGAGAGCCCAGAATAGCTATAGATCCTGCCTGCGTGGCGTCTGACTTACAGAGGCTCGCTGTGAGCGTTGGGAGCGTTGAGGCGACTCCTGACACGCATATGATGAACGCGCCGAACTGAGGCGTCTGTGCGATGTCCTGGGGCGTGCTGGTGACAGCCATCGTATAGGCTATATTGTCTTTGTTATTCACCGTGCTCGCTATCTGTTCATAGAGTCTGTTGAAATAGGGTATGAAAAGGTCCCATCCTTGAGGCACAATCGTGGTCTCATAGACATAAGGCAGTCCATAAGGAGCGGTCATGGCGTGAACCTCCCTGCTGGCTTGACCCATAAATTGATACCTAGAATCTGAAAGGCAGTATCAGCTCCCCCGGTTATCTCAAGCTGAATAAAACGGCCTATGATGTTTGGATATATCCTTTTCCAAGAATACAAATTTGAGGTGATTCCATCTAATGTAAGAGGCAGTGTGATAGCTGGAAGGTTGCTGTCATCTACATAGAAATTCAAAGTCAGCTCTGTGGCTTTGTCATAGTCGTTAGATGTTTTGTTGTAGTAAAAATCTAGATAAGGCATCTGTACCTTTTGTCCAGCCTGCTTGATGGGATTCCATCTGGTACCAGTAATGTCAACATTGATGGCATTGCCATTATCGCTGTTATTACCAGCATTGTCGACTTGGTAGATATTACCATTAACGTCTCCCATTAAGAGAATGGGAGTGCCCTTCTGGAAGAAATAAGAGTCCCATGACACTTGGGTGGAAGCCCACGTTTGCATGAGAGTAGACCAGGTCGTGGCCGTCTGCTTGAAATAGAGACCCATACAGGTAACAGGAAAAGGCCATTTGTAGGTCGCCCACGTATTTTCCAAATGGTTATATATCAGCGTGCTATCCGATCCGGGAGCGCCCGTGCCAACAATAGGGTAGACGGTATCATTTGATACGTAGTTCATCCACGTCTGGCTTAGGTTATCATATCTCTGGGAATACATCTGGGACATGTATTGCTCAGATATCAAACTCTCGTAGTAGTCGATGATGGGAGGATCATACCGCTGCACGTTAACCCCATCGCAGTCTAGAAATCCTGTAGTTCCCAGTGACGTGGCACGTTCATCATAAGCTATGGTCCCATAGGGCACGTTATTGCGTTTGTTGACGGAGATCCTATCTATGCGGAAAGGAGAACTTGTTATGCCCGTGAAGCGGAATAGCCATGTGCTATTGCTGAAGAAACATACTATGGCGTCTTTCAGAATTTCTTCTGAGATAAATATATCGCCTGTCGGCGCTACGATGAATCCCCCGTTCCCCGGGACGTTGATGATGAAGTTAAACGGGTTCTGTACGGCACTCCAATAGATGGCTTGGTTAGATGGAAATACCGACGATCCTGAGGCTCCCAATTGTATTGTCGGGCGAAAAATAAGGAGACTCTGCTTGTAGACATTGACATCTTGCGCTGTCACGACATATCTGCCGTATGTATAGACAGGAAACTGATTAGGAGCTGATCCTCCTAGGGTAACGACATATGTGGTGTAGAACACGGGTCTTGAAAGATTAGTGCCATCATATAGTGTGACGGGGTCCACATCGTTAGTTATGTAGAGATAGCTCGTACTAAGAACGCCTGTGTCTGGGTCGGACGGCTGCCAGTTAACATAGTTGAAAAAGTTGGTGTTGTTTCCTGTAAAGTAACCTAGACCGGGAGATACAGAACTGCCCACAGTCGTCTGCGCTGCGGTAATGGTTATATATACGCCTTGATAGGGGGAAGGAGCTAGTCCTGCAGAAAAATTATATGTGAAAGAGTTGGTGTAGTAGTTAGGTGGTGAATAATCTATCGTCCCCCCTGCACCGGCACCCATAAATATGCCCGATTGAGCCGTCCATCCCATAAGTCCGTCATCGGTCATTTGACCAATCTGTGTTGCGACCGGCGGGTTCCCCTGTAAATTATATGCCGTCACGGTAACCGATCCCGGAACAAGCGTACGCCACATAAGAGGAGCTGCGATTGAAAGGCCTGAATAGACAGTGCCTTCCCAGAAACTTGCTGTAGTACTTCCTATGGTGTTGACTGCCGAGAAGGCATTTAAACCTGGATTATAGGTATAAAAGTCGCGCGTAGAGATACCGCATAGCTCAATACCGCTGGTAGATTCGTCGATCCTCAGTATAATACCCATGACGGGCTGATTGTCTTCTAGCTGATTACCGAATATCGTAGACCCGTTGCGCTTGTTGATCACTCCTCTGTAGACACAAGCATTTTCCAAAGGAAAGAAAGCGTCTTGCGGTCTAGACCACGACTTAAGATACGTGGCGATACCTGTTTTAAACTCGGAGATAAGATAAGGCTGTAACTCTGCCATCACATTCCTATTGCAAAGAAGAAGACTTGCGAAGCGCTCGGTGTATTCGACCAGGAAAAAGTCTCGTTATTCTCCGTGGTTACAATCGCCGTGGTAGCGAAGGAACTCAATGGGGTCAATAGTACTACAGGAAAGGTAGTTGGAAATGTGGTATATGGTATTTGAAATTTGGTTGTTCCCGAATTGCCTAAGACTGTCGCCCCCCAGTTTAAGATCAGTCCCCAGGGAGTTATTATTCCCGAACCTGTAGCCCCAGAGGTTGTTGTGACGGGAACAAGTCCCGTTAACTGGGCTATCGTCGTAGAATTTTTGAAGAACAACTGAGCGTCAGTACCTACCGTCTGGGTGTACTCAATGGACGGGTTAACGAGTGCCGGGGGAAATAGATTTGGCAGCGCTGGAGGAGATGTCAAAGCTTTAAAGAAACTTATCCATTGATGGTATCCGTTACCGTTTTCAGACCCATCCCAGAGAGGTTGATGGTCTATACCAAACTGGGTATTTAATTGCTGAAAGTTAGCCAAAATCTCAGACTGACTATCGCTTATCAAATCGTCCGGTTGTGGAATGTTAGGATCATAATTAGCCATTTAAAACCTCGGAACTGATTGTGAAGCGGTGTATTGTTGAATCGTTCTTCCGAGAGCTATATTCTCCATGCGTTTGAAGATGGGATAATAACGCTCGTAGTTATCTAGATCGCCTGTGCTGGAGAAGATATCTAGGGCTGCTCCGTAAGCGATCAGCTGGCCCCATTCGACCTGCAAAGGGGTGTCATTAAATAGCATCAAGATGTTCGGCTTGATGAAGCCTTGCATGAGTATGTTATATGCCTGGTCCGGTACAGGTCTCATCGTGAACTGGTTATTCCACCATAAAACACCTTGAGGACGATTCCCTGAGTAACCTATGTATTTAGCGTAGATGTATGCAGAGGCGGCAGGAGTGGAGTTGAACGTCACCGAATAAGCGCCAGTGATATAGTTTATCGTACCAGCCCCATCGCCTGACAGCGTGCCTATAGTTAAATTCGTTTGGTATGTAGCCTCTATGCCTACTCCGGCGATCACTGCCGCATTGAACGTAACGGACCAAACACCGGTAGAATACACGATCGTACCTCTCCCTCCCAAACTGCCTACCAGAGACCCCGTCCCGCCGTCCGTAAACGTCTCTACTCCGTCTGTAATCGACAGGGTTCCTGGTTGTATTTGGAATACCGTTAGGATTCCGTTGTATGTATTAATACCAGTGCCTGTAGAGATCTGCTGATTGACGATGTTCCCCTGGTCCTGAACTACCTGCTGCTCGTTGGTCAATGGGTCGTCTGAGGTGATGAACAGGCTGCCTATGACGACAGGCGGGTTCTGTAGACCCCCTGTAAAGGTGATCTGCGACGCGTTACCTGTAGCGATATTATCTACCGCGTATTGCTGAGGCCAGTCCTGAAAGAAGATGTCTGGGTCCTGGTAGAAAACTAGGGGAAATCCATCGGCATAAGCTCCAGGCGAGTCGGTGAAGTATCCTTCTGGGAATACATACACATCCTTGCCTGGAGTTGTCTTGAACTGCAAATACTGGTTCTCTATCTGCTCTTTCAGCTCGAAAGGCATCATGTAGACGTAGTAGTTGTTAATATAATCAGTGACTTCCTGGTTGCTTAGCTGGTCCTCGCTAGGACGGCCAGTGATAGACCTGACTTTCGCTTCAATATTTTGTAGAGACCAGCCAGCAGCCATTAAGCAGCCCTCTTGATGTTCTTACACTGATACAGGTATTTCTGACCTTTGACATACATTTCAGGATGTCCGTGCACACTCTTGCGGTAGGCGTACTCATTCTCAGCGCAGTTCTCTAGATGCTCTATAACCTCTTCAGGTAGCTCGTGGTTGAATCCATGGAAGAGTTGATAATGCTTGAGAGGATGTGTCTTAGAAGCGTAATGAAACTCAAGTGGATATCCAGGATCCCGCCCGTTCAAAAACTGCACCTTGCGCATCCGCGGGATGTGCGTAGTTAACACGATTCCATGTTCGTCGGGTAGCCCGGGAGGGTTTTCTTGTAAAATGATTTCTTCAATAAACTCGCCTGGTTTATCGTTAAGTTTGCTTTTTGTCTTTACCATATGTCCTCAGTTGGTTTTGGCTACGTTTTGCCAAGGTGTATTGAATGTCTGAAAACCCACCGTCTGTGTGGGAGGCTCTCCTGTATCGGTGATGACGACACCACCGGACCTGTAAATGGGAAAGTTCGTCGTGTTGATGTTGACGATGAAGTTATTTGAATCTATGACGCTTTGGATGACTCCGGGCATACCGTTGATGGGCAGCATACCCTTGACTTGCTTGAACATTACCGAGGTAATATCTACGTCGGCCAAGGTATATCCATGCGATGGTACAGTCACTTGAGCTTGTGATGAATTCGTTACGTTGCTTATCATATGTACGGTTTCTAACCATTCGTACGGTGAAGGCGGAGTCACGGCCGCAGGTACTGCGTTAGAGGTCATTTCATTGATTCCTTAGGTGTGGCATCTACCAGGAGAGCTGTGAATTCCTCTCCTGGTAGCTGTTTTGTCTAGTCCGACGTAAAGCTTGCGTCGAGCAGTGCTAGGTATTCCCAGACGTTACCTGTAGTGACCATCAAGCTAGTGCCTAGTGTTAGGCCCAATGCTCCTTGGTTAAACAGAGGCGTGTTGTCTACTTGGAATGTCGCGGTCTGAGCCGGAGGAAATCCAAGAGCGTTGCCTGATGTCAGAGAACCGCCCTGCAATGCAGGAATACCAGTGATTATGTTGGCGATACCGCCGCCGGTATAAGCTGAGAAGTTCGTGGTATTGATATTCACTGTGAAGCTGGTCGTAGAAGTAATACTCTGCACAACACCGCTTAGAGTGTTGATCTGAGTCATCCCTTTCACGCCGTGGAAAGTCACCGTAGTCACGCCTACATCTTTAGCCGTGAATGCATGTGTCGCCGTAATGCTGGCCTGGGCCGCTTGACTAATCGCCGTGATGGTTAGATTTGTCGTGGGATACAGGTTAGCATCTGTCGTCTGATATGGAGTGATACCATTAGTGGAGATGTAGCTTAGAACACCAGCTCCGGCAGTAGACGTCGTGATGTACGCAGAGGCGTTAGCCATGTCATTCCACCACTCGACTTCGTTTACGCCCGTGATTGTGCCGGATGTATTGAGCGTCTTGTTTTCCATCTTGAAGTAGCTGGGGACGAAGCCTAGAATCAAATTCTGAGCTACTCCGCCCGTTCCTACTGTTAATGTCCCTACTCTTACAATAGCCATGATCTACCCCCTACAATGTGCATGTTAAGCGAGTGATCCAGTTGTCATTTAAGATCCGTGTAGTAAACGGATACTTATATCCAACTGTGCCGCGTTGATTGAGAGGGTCAGCCGTACCGGATGCGCCTAGAGGCTTCACGATGAATTCGGCTTCTTTTGCACCCAGCCTTACAACACCGTAAGACTCGCTTCCTAAGATCATGTTAGAGTACACGTTGGGCGAGGCCCCATTGCTGTAGCCGTTCGTGCTCATTAGCCAACGAACGTTTCGTGTAGACCCCCATTCCGCTTCCAAAGCATTCAGTGGGTTGGGGTAGTTAGCAGAGCTGATAAACGAACTTACGTTCTCCAAATCCTGCTGTAGATCCACACTCATGAAGCCCCAGTAAGACATACGTACGGGTGCTGTAGCGAACTTGTTCTCTCCAGGCAGAGGATTGGTCATTAGACGGGCGTTGCCCTGTCTAAGTGCAATGACTGCTGTCTGGATGTCTGCGTCAGTGAGCTCGGTAGGCGTATTGCCGTTAAGACCATTGCTGCAAAGTATGGTTGACGCTGTAGACACCATCATGTCTCTACAGAGTGTGTCTATCGATAAACCAAGCTGTAAACTCAAGACTTTTGTTGCCTCATTGAGGACTCGGTCTTGAACCACATACTGTACTTGATCCGTCACTGTGACGAAACTCTATCTGTTACTTTGTGACCTAAATATTTTAAATTTAGGCGGGGAAACCTCTTCGGATCTCCCTCTCTATGTTTCCATAGAGTTCAGACTATCGCTTCAACCTCTCGGTTGTCATGAGACTTAGTCGTTGCGGCTGCTCCAACTGCATTAAGCTTGCGCATTTCTTCCCACGCAAGGTCTCTGCGTTGTATTTCGTGAGGACATATACCTATTTTGCGATTGAAAGGCATAATCCAAGTGCTCAATGTTTCGAGCAGCAATTCTGCCTGTGGTTTTTTCACTATGAGATAGGGGATGAGTTTTTTCAATATCTCTATCAAAAGATGTCTTTTTCTCATTTCCCATCTATACATCACCTGGTAGGTCGGTCTGTCTCTTCGAACGCCTTCGCATTTTATAACAGATCCCGGAAAAGTATCATTTATAAATTCTAAAGCTTCTCTGTTTACCAAACCTATCCGGACAAGACCATAATACACAGGAGAAACTCTCCCATGTTTTTTGTGTTGTCCCTGTTTGTTCTGCTTTATAAAACAAAATGATCCTTCCCCATCGAGAATTCCGGCTATATATGAAATGCGAAGCGCTTGCCTCTGGTTATCCTGCATAAAAAGTCCTTTGTTACCATTACTGATCGTTGTGACGAAACATCCGCCACAACACAATAACACGAAGGAGAATTTATGTTTAGATTTTCCATGTAATCACTCATGATTTTAATACGGCAGTTAGGCTGCTAAAAGCAGTTCGTCTTCCTGTTCTTTACCGTACCATTGTATCTGTGCTTTAAAGTCAGTTACAGATAGTTGGTCTCCCGGAGGAGTTTGTCCATCTGTTAGTGGTACCGTCGCGGCAGTTCGATCTGTTACTTGTGGACCTAGATTATTCCAGGCGGACTAGTCTTCTCAGCTAGTCTCTCTATGTCTCCATAGAGTTCAGAGCACCGCATCATCAATTGGTTGATTTAAATCTTTAGAGATTCCATTTTCGAAATGACAAATTCCTTCGGAATCTATAATAGCTTTCATACCATACCAATTAATGTCTTCTCGCTTGCTACGTTCAGGCTGCCCATATTTTTGACCAAGTTTTACACGAAAATTCCCCATAGATGAATCCTTAACATCATGTTTTTTCATCGTATCTTTCTTGCTCAAACTCATAGCTTGCCCCTTGTTGTCCTTCCTGCTATGCAGCTTCTAGGAGTTCCAAGTCAATCAGAGAAGATTTACCCACGCCAACTGTGTCTAGCGTGCCATAGCGACGAAACACCATTTGATCGCCGGAATTCAACGGGATCTGTCGCTTTTGAGCGAACATGTCGTAGAAGAAATACGGTCTAGCCAAAGTAAGTAGAAGTCTATCGAAATAGGTTCTTACTTCCGGTGGCAATTGTGTTAAGCCTGTAATTGCCATTGTTAATTCTCGTTAGGTTATATCCCTTCGAGGTTACGGCTGGCAAACTGCATGAACTCTCTATCTGACATCGTGGCGAAGTAGTCGGCCTTTGACAGTGCTCCTTGTCCGCCTGTCTGGGAAAGCGTCCCAGGCTTGCGGGCGTTATCGACTATTCTTTGAGCGGACTCGCTCTTTAACGGCGCAGATGATTGGCTCTGCATTTGCTGGGCCATCTTCCCAAGTTCGTACACGTACATGGCTTTGTTCGTGGCTCCCCTGAGACCCTCGGCAAGATGCGGTTTTGATTGAACCAGAGGCACGGCGAACTTTTCGACGACCTCAGCATAATCGGGATGCATCTGGGCTACCTGAAGCTCTTGTATGCGTGTCTCGTAGATGGATTCCCGCTCTTGCCATTCCTTACGCAGCTCACCTACACTTGGGATGTCCTCTGCGTTCATGGAGTCTAAGAACTGACGTTCTTTCGGCGTCTCGGGTTGATTCTGTCTATTGAGATTCGCTTTGAGCATATCAAGCTGGAGTTGGTTCTCCCGCCTCTCTGTCTCCCTCTCAGCTTTCATTCGATCGACTTCTTTGGCGAGAGCACGGAAATGTTCCGCTTGTGGATTGACTCCGGTTTGAGCTTCTGGCTCAGGGAATTCTTGCCCTGGGTCTAATAGCTCTCTGACGACCGGGTAATCCGATGCTTCTTCGTTATAAGAATTCGTCTCGACTTGTTGATTCCCGGCGGCGGAACCTATATCTGCGCCCGTCATATTCTTGATATCTATGTCTTCTGTCATGTGCTCCTAAACCTGGCGGCGGTGTTTACTTACGCCCATCTCAGGAAACTAAAATGTTCATTTTTTTACCTTGGTCCATCACTCTCTCGGACGCGTCGGACGCTTGATTCGAAAGAAGACTTGGATCAAGTGGAATATCCGGTGGCGATGACAATTCAGGTAGGAACCTGAACTCGCCGAGTGGATGATTCACATACCAGACCAATATGCCTAGGATGGCAGGAGGTCTTTGGTGGTAGGCTTTGAATGTCTGTCTAAACACATTAGGGCGTGATCTTTCGGCCTTAGCTGCGTAGACGATGTAGAATGGCTTGTCGGACTTGGTATTGTTTGCAAAGTCCTGGGCTTTATCCCAGACATCTTGACCCCATGCATCTCGACTTTCACCTATCTCCTGGGCCATATCAGTCCCAATGGTAGTCTTTGAATTGTGAATGCATTTTCTTCTGGTCGGACTTGCAGCCTTCGCCGCTAGCTTGACCATATGCTATTGGATCAGCCTGTCCTTTGAAGTCGTGACAGCCCCATCCGCTTTCCATATGCCCTTCATGCGGCACTGCTGGATGTTCTGTCTCGTGTTTGTAGTGACCTTTCATGCCGTGCTCGGAAGCGTGGCTCTCGTGGCGGTGGTGCATATGTTCGTGATGATGTCTCATCTATTGCTCCTTACTTGTGATGCATCTTCTTAAGCGTCTCGGCTAGGCGAGCACGTTTGCCCGTGATGCCGGGCTTTTTGGCTGCGGCATTTAGTCTTTTAGCCGGGATTGGTTTGCCTTTCTTTGCTTTGAGGGTCTTGCGAAGGGAGCCGGGTTTAGATATAGCCTTTTGAATCCACTTCTCAGCCATTATATGGCTCTGCCTTTCCTCAGTCGATACTGCTTATCGCTCTCGAGTCTCCGCTGATTAAAATCACCAGTGTCAGCAGGAGGAGGAGGAAGAGTATATCCATAGGGCTTTTCCTCTCTTGCGACTTCTCTATCTAGCTCTCGGCTGTAAGATTCTGGTGGGTGGACGTATCCACGAAAACTTAGGTCCATATACCCTCTGCTGTGTGTCTATGTTCAAATCCTAATTTTACAGGGCAAACTCTATAAGTTAAACTTTAATGTTTACTTAGGTGTTAAGCAGCTTTCGGAAAATAGAACGGGGTGATAATATTTGGGATAGCTGGAGGGCATGGACGTGAGTATAGAACGAGAGTGGGAGTATAAGGGCATAAAATGCATAGTCGTCGCCCATCCCTATGGCCACAGATGCGGATATGTAGTACTACCAAAAGGTCACCCATTTCACGGAAAGCATTATAGGGAGATTTTTGACTTAGTGGATGTGCACGGTGGGTTAACATTTGTAGGAACTTTGAATTGCCCGGATGGGCCGGGAGGAGATCTTCACGTTTTAGGATTCGATTGCGCTCATGCGTGGGATGAAGTAGACCCCTCCATCATGTCGCCGCAATATCTTGAGGCTTTTTCTAATCGCACTAGATGTTTTCGTTCGATCGAAATTACCGATATAAAGATGACTATGTGGACTTTACCGATGGTAGTGGAAGAAGTTGAAAGGATGGCCGATCAGATCCTCGAACTATCTTCTAAGCCGCTTCCTGTTTCTGGGTCTCAGGAGGATTCATTATTTGATGGCTCTCCGCAAGTCCCTTTAGCACTTCAACACCTCGCACAAGCGAATCCATGTCCATTCCCTGAAGCTCCTTGAGGGCTTTAATCAGGTTCAGCTCTGCTGCGGTCTTATCTTCCTGAGCCCTGCTTATTCTCTCGGCGTTCAGTGCTTTATCTAGCTCTACCTTAGCCAGTCTTTCAGCGCCCAGAGACTGATCCGAGTAGGCTTTTGCCTCTACGGACTTATTAAGCATTTCTAATTTCTGCATTTCGAGTTGTGCTACCTTCTGCTGCTGCTGCATAGCTGATTCTCTTTCTGCCTTAAATCTTTCCTGCATGGGTTTTTTATCATGCAGTTGGCTATTAGCCACTATCTCCTCGTCCGTCACATTGACGCCCATTTGCTTGAGCGCCATGAGCTGGATGAACTGGTTCTGCTGCTGGGTGTCTGTAAGGACACCTTCTTCCACCGAGATATCGTATTGTGAGAACATTTTGCTGAAAAACTCGGGAGTGGGCTCTTTTTTGGTAATAAGGCGTATCTTTTCGGGTGTGTAGTTGAGTTGGATTAACTTAACTACTTTTCGACATAGAAGTTGCTGAGACTCTCTGAGGCCATCCATAACGTCCTGCATAGGTATCCATCCAGCCGCCTGGCGCACTTTTGCTAGCACTCCTGCGGTCTCGACCTTCTCGTTTTCTGATTGGCCTACGTTCTCTGGGCTTAGTCCTAGTGTGTCAAAGAGGTCTTTTTCGAATTCCCCCATAAGCTGAAATGCTGACTGGTCCACTCTAGGAGGTTCTAGACGCTGCACATCCGTCATCTGAGCTTCAGGTTTCAAAAATACAACCTGTCCCTGTCCCGACTTAAACAACGACGTAGGATTGCTTACCGAGTTGGTCTTAGCTATCCAGCCTGAGTTAAGCTGCGAGTCGAATACGTCTAGGGCTTTAGATCTACGCTTATTTATCTCCGTTTGAGGATCTCTCATAACCCGGACTAGGCTCTGTATCTTCCAGCTCCATAGGTCATAGGATGGCTCCCATACCGCCATAAAAGGCACGAAACTGTAGTCATCCAATCCGAAAGGATCTTTGCCATAATAAAGAAGCTCTCCTTCGACGATCACACCTAGTTCTACCTGCTTGACTGGTTTGCGTATCAACTCTATCTGGGGATATGCTTCTTTGAACATACGAAGGCGTTTTTTATCTCCTGACCATTCCTTCGTCTCTCCTGTCTCCATGTCCACGAGAACTTCTTTGGTTACCCACTTTGTCCTCCAGTACTCGGTATAGTTCATAAGCTTCTGCATCCCCCACTGACGGGCGTAGGGCATATAAGTGAACTTGTCGTCTCTGGAACCCCAAGGCAGGCTCATAATCAGATCGGTCTTATCCGGGTGTAGGGAACATATTTCCGTCCTGGAAAGGAACTTCCTTCTAGCTACAAACGAGCAGTCGCTGAGGTCTCTCTTGGTGAAAAAGGGATCTAGGATAACAGCGTTCCAATCGTCCCTATGGAAGCATATGTCTCCTGATACGGGATCGTTGCGATAATCCATGTAAGGTGATAGGAAGGAAAGACCTGTCGTTAGAGCGCCTTTAAACGCGTCACTGATCTGTTCATACCCATTGGATGTTTGCATGACATATTGAAGCACATCTGACAGCATTGTCGCCGTGTCTTCAGAAGCGTTTTCAATAGGCCGAACCACCGAGCAGAGCCGATTCTTTCGCTGGTATCCTTGGACCAGGTTAATAAGTCTACGGATCTTATTGTATGTAAACGACGATCTGCGCTGATTGTTGAGGTAAGCCAACTCTTCAAGCGACCATTGATTACCGAGATAATAAGAAAGATCTTTATAAGCTTCTGCATAAAAAGTGTTCCACAACTGATACGCTCTCTCATACGATTCTCCGAAGTCTTTGATGATATCTTGGTGAAACTCTAGTCTAGGATCGTTCTTAACTACTTCGCGCCTGAAGTGCTCTAGGAACTCAGTGGAGTCTTGAGACCGCGAATAATCTGACATTGGCGAGGACATGCATAAACCTTTGCTAAAGCCTCATTATAGAGATTAAAGTTTAATGTTTACAGGCGAAAACTTGCTTGACCCCAATGCGTACGATCGAATATATGCAGAAAATATACCCAGGGGGACCTATGGAGATATTAGAGACGAGGGATTATTCAGCTTTTGGTTTTCTAACCTACAACAGGGATATTGATCCAAGGCATGTAAACAAACTTGTAAAATCTATCTTGAAGTGCAACGCGTTGAAGTATCATCCTATCGTCGTTGACGAGTCATTCAACGTGCTAGACGGCCAGCACAGACTACTTGCTGCCGAGAAGTTAGGCATACCCATATACTACGTGGAGTCTAAAGGTCTAGGTAGCGAGTACATCATCACGAGCAATAATAACTCCAAGCACTGGGACCCTTATTCTCACCTTAATTGTTTCATCAAACTCGGCAAGCCGCATTATATGAAATTGGCCGATATATTAGGCCAACATAAGTTCAAGATATCCCTCTCTTCCATCATAAGGGGATGTGGTCAATGTGTTCGCCCGCATGCTAATCAGCAGCATTTCAGGCAGGGAACCTGGGAATTGCAAGATGATAAAATTCAAGATATCATCAAACAAAACGACGCTTTACGCACATCGATGGATATTGTCTCCGATGTCTGTTTGTGTGCGGGCTCGTGGATAAGATCGGACAAAGTTAAACAGGGACTTCTACAACTCATCAGAAGACCTGGATTCCACATAAAAACTTTCATCACCAGGCTAAAGACTCGAGGATCTTCTATCCATAATTGCTGCAATCCTACGGACTTTTACATCATGTTCAAGGAGATATATAATTGGCGAAATTCCGATCCCATCGACTGATTAGTGATGACCGGCCTTTAAAGCCTGTTTCTTTGCCGCTGTAGCGACTTTCTTTCTATCGACGGCAAAATCTACATCTATGTGCTCTTCGCGCTTAGAATCGGCGGCAGAGGCCTTTAAGCCAGCTTTCTTTTCGGCCTCATATCTTTCATGTGCGCCTTTGCCTTCTTTTCTAGCTAGCGTGCTGAACGTGCCCTCGCGTTTAGCTACTTTCTTATAATCTTTCACTTGCTTGGCTGTCATATTTTTCTCTCAGGTATAGGGTACCAATGCGTCGCAACGGCTAACGGCCCGACAATTTGTTCAATGGGTTGGTGATACCAAGGAGCCTCATTCCAACGCCTATCTATGAACCAACCTATTGAAGGAAACCATATCCATACGTGCTGATTTTTAGAAGGCTTTTGTTCCGCAATTTTGGTCCATGTCAAGGCGTGACATTCTGGGGCGGGGTAATGGTTCCGGGAGGGAGTGGCAGTCTGGGAAAAGGAATAAAAGGACTCTGAACGCCGATAGGACTCATAGGAGATCTGGGAACTTTTGGAGGCGGCGGCTGAATTGATACCATTCCTGTAGGCATCACATCACCAATGAGTTTGTGGGAAGTCCTCGGTAGTACTGATCAGGTACGGCATAGGGAAAATACATTAAATAAGGACCGTAATAAGGCGGCCGCGGCACTGATACCATCCCAATGCCTCCTGCGCCTCCTATGGCTCCTTGTGTTGCGCTATAAGGCAATGGCCATGGAAAGGGTCTATTACGCGGAGGATTCTGCACAGAGACCATTCCTGAACCTCCTGAATAACCGCCTAATCCTCCTCCGCCTGCTCCACCTGTCGATGTATCATTCGGTCTTCTAAAAGGTCCAACCTGATTCATGTGCTTCTCCAGAAATGCGGCTGAATTAATTCGTCCTGATTGCCCTTATATCCTATACGTAACCAGGTGTGCTTAGGATGTCCCGAGTAGAACATCAGCTCGGTCCACCCATCATCGTATTGACATTCATACGTACCGGACCAAGGAGGGCATTCGGTGCAGGGCGTCCATTTAGTCGCATCTTTCTTCTTTGACTTTAGCTCTTTCTTGTATTCCTTGATCATCCCAATCCATCTGTAAACTTAGGGCATTGCTTATGGTCATACCACCAGACCCATACAGCGGTGCATATGCATCGCCTTTAAACCCTAGCTTATCATAGATCATCCTTCTAAAGGAAGCGGGTCCGCCTGACGTTATTATATCGAATATACGGCATGTGACCGTCAATTTGTCGTGATAGGGCAAGTTATCCCACACGTCTTTCTCAGTCATCAGAATTCCTTGCATTTGAGCTTAAACATTACGGGCTGTCTACTACGTGTTAGCATTAGGGGATCTGATCTGCAGACAACCCCTTCCATCATCTGAGGGTTGACGGAGCATTGGCTTAGTGGTTTCGACTTTACGAATTCGACTATCTCTTCCTCGGCCATAATACCAATCTCAGGAACCATAGGCAGCTCTAGTTTATCCGCTATAGCCTTTACGTCTTCTCTCCTAAGCCACCAGTCACCTATCCTCACATCGAACAATATCAAGCCGGGATCTTTGCGGTAGTTACCTCCTGCGGCCTGTATCCTCGGCCCGTAACCTTCTCCAAAAAGTATCATTTCTCCCGGAAATTCCATGAGGCTTTCCGTCTTTGCTTTGGAGAAATGTGACTGCAAGAAGTCTAGAAGATGGCATGGTATCTGCGCATTCCCCGTCCTTCCGCCGAATATCGCTGTGCACTTATCGCCTACCATACGGCAGCTTAAGAAAACCCTTATATTCGTTCCGTCAACCTTCTCTTCTACGTGCCACTTTTTTATGCTGCCAAACTCTGGCGCGGCATAGTCACCAGCTATGAATGATTGCCTATTCTCTTGAAAAGGTCTATCTACCTTCTTAGCTTGGTCGAAATACCAACCCTCGCGTTTCCACAGGCTATTGATCTTAGGATATTCCATTGAGGCTCCAGAAAAAGGGCTGTTTTCGCTGTACACTGCTGGATAACAGCCAACCAACCACACATGTTACGTCAAGAAGTGTGGCCTTATCTCGGCACTGATTGAGGGATCGAGTGCTATACCCCGCAGAGAGCGCCATGCGGACCGATTTGCTCAAGTCAGACGACCGGAAATCTCCAATCCCTACCGACTCAAGCCCAGTGTCGGCGACTGGTCTAGTTCAATCTAGCCCGTGGCATGAGCACCAGGCCTTTCATCAGGCCCCCACGCTCCGGACCCCGTACGCGTACCATATCCCCGATCTTCTACAGGGATATCCCCCACGTGTTTATCATAATCGTCGTCATAAGCCATCATAATTTCCACATCACTCAGTCCTACGCAGTCCCAACATCCCGGATTGCCTGCCAATAATGCTAGCGCGAATAGTGTTTTCATATCTGATCCTCCGCTTGATCTATCTGATTCCATTTACCAAACTGGTTCATCCATCCTGTGAATGACTTACAGGTCTCAGTGACAACTTTATATACGGAGGGTTCTGAATGAAAGTAGAAACATTCGTCGCCCATTGACCATTTAACAAATCCCAATCCTTCCGCTGGATGCCAGGTTAGGTATGTGTTTCCATCTTTTGGTATATCTTTCACGTTTTCCGCACCAAGAACATGGGTATAGAATTATCGTTGCTTCCATATTCACCTAAAAACGGGTAGGGCCTCTATATGTTGCGGTGGAGGCCAGAACCCTACCCTAATTAAGTTTCAAACAGAGGAATTGCTTCTCTGAACCATCTGTCTGCTGTCTGATCGTCTACACCTGCATGTCTGTGGTCTACGAAGATCTTCACAGCTATGGCCATATACCTAGCCGCATCTGCTCCATGAGACCATTTATCATGCCTCGGCCTAGACTTGTACACCTCTAATCTTTCGTCGAACTCCTTTCGGTAGTTTTCCAGGCACTTAACGAGTCGCTGGCACTTATCTTCATCAATATAAATGCGTGGGAAGATACTACGCACAGCCTCAATGCCTGCTTCAACACTGACTTTAAGCGTTGGTAGGATCGTGAATTTGATACCAAGCGAGAGAGCCACCTCTCTTGGTGAGAGTCCGCTGGAAAAATCATGGCTGTCGATGTCGTGGGGTCCGTAGTGATCCGCATAAATATACGCTTTATCCTTGAGTACCTGGGCATAGTGGGGGAATCCTTCGCCGTGGCATTCGTAGTAATCTATGATATGGATCGCATTGCCTATGACTTGATAGAAAATAATTGCAGTGCTATCGCCATATCCTATATCCCAGGCCGTATAAACACGAGAACTTTGAGACCAGGGAACCCACCCGATTCTTTCTTCGTCTTTGGCGTCTTGAACGTATTTAGCATAGTAGGAACCCTCGATACCTAGGGTGAATGAGCAGTAGTATTCCTGCTGAATCATATCCTCGGACATGCCTTCTTTACGCTCTCGCTTTATGTCTTCGCGGCTTAGGACATGAGTATCATCCACAGTAAGTAGCTGACAATACCAATCTGGATTAAGGCGAGACATATCATATATCTCCTTGCCGTGATTAGCCCCCCGTGGAGTAAAATTAAATACCGCCCAACCCCCGTTCTCTCGTAGTATTGGCCGTATAAAACCCCATGCCTTGGGATCTTGGAGTGAGTATTCAGTAAAGACGCAACCGATTGGATTAGTCCCAACGATACTGTCGATATTGTTAGTACCAATAATTTGAATAAGACTTCCATTTTTCAACCTTATTTTCATCTCTGTTGAGTTGGGCTTGCCGTCCATTAAAGACTCAGGCAGATGATTTAGGAGGCGGTATCCCAATTTATCTACGCCGTCCCAAAGGATCTTACGTCCCTGGCTGAAATGTGGAAAAAAATAGTAGTATATTCCTACTCTCATACATGCCTGCATGATGAGATAATTCCAACAGGTTTTCTCCTTACCTGCTCTTCTGTGCCAGACCAGGACGGCTCTTTTGATGCCGGATCGCATCTTAGCCCAGAACTCGGACTGATAAGGCCTAGCTATATAGTTAGCAGGAAGTTCTAGGTTGATCTCTTGATTAAACATCTAATCCGCGTAATAGGTTGTGTAGGACAGATCGATCGCTAAGAGTTCTCTCTGCACTCCGTCTATCAACTCAAATACCCTGTACCTGCCATCATCCAGATGCGCCTTTGCCTTTCCCAGGTCATGCATGGTTCGAATTGAAATATCTGCTTCATTGACGCAGCCATAGATGGTGTATGATATAAAAATACGGGTGGGTCTGAATTTTTTCTTATCCTCCATAGTCATTTCCATTTGTTGTCCCCTCGTTGATATAAGGTTAAGTATCCATGCATCGTTAGTGATAACGCTCCTTAGCGGCCCATATCTAAATCCGCACATGCCGCTAGCGTCTTTGCACCAAGGCATTACGTTGCCATCATATTATCGAAACAGCGTTGAAAGTTGGTGTGACTGAATAGCCAGTAAATACAGTAAAACCATCCTATAAACATGTGAATGATCATCCAAAAGATGGAGTGATTTGTCCCCCAGGATAAGACGATGGCAATTAGGTTTCCCCACATCATCCCCATGTGTCGACTAGGTATTGTTACGTGCCTTTTTTCCATACGCCCCGCTTTTGATTTCGAACCAGTATTTAAAGCCAAATTCACCCTTCTTGTTTCTCGTCTCTTTCTCATGAAGCTCTATGTGCTGAATTAGGTGAGATAAGCCTACCTCCTCGGTGAAACTGAGTGAGGCCAGGTAAGCCCTGGCGAAGTCCTCAAGGATCTTCTGCCTATTCGTTATGATTTCCTGGACGATGTTCAGGTTGCTGTTTTGAGTGTCTTCAGTCATAGATCTCCTAGGTTCCGATGATTCGCTATGCTGGCTCATCGGGAAGCCTTTGTACGCAACCTACCTCTGGTAGAATGCCTTTCACGATCTCTTCTGCTTCGGGAATCTTCTTATACTTAAGCAACTTGCAGCACATCCATGGGTCTTGGGGCATGTACTCGTAAGAACAGTAGTAATAGGGCCCCTCAATGGGCATTTGGTACTCTTTTAGCTTCTTGATGTACTTGACGAAGGCTTTCTTAATGCATAGCTGCGAGTTCTCATCTATCATGTATGGGTAGATGGTGTGAGACTTCTTGGTCTTAAATTGAACACGGTACATTATTTCTTACTCAATAAGCGTTCCACCTGCATCTCAAGCCGCCGTATGCGTGTTTCGCACTTCATAAGCTCATAGATCATGTTTTTAATGTAAGGTCTCACATCCCTAATCAAGCTATCTAAGTTCAATGCAGAGATAGCGTCTCTGAGGTTTTGCTGGTTAAACGGCCTGATCGAGGGCAGGCGAGTTTTACGGTTTCTTAGAGCGAATTTGATTGCTCTACATACGTTTGGGTGCATTTTACTCATTTCACCCCGGCTTTTTCACATTTAGCTATGTAAGGATCTCGCACATCCCTGTCTTCGACTTTAAGCGCCTCGTTCTTTTTAGCAGCACCTTTAAGCACTTTCCTAGCTTTAGTCGATTGGCCTTTTGCTATGTCCGCTGAGGCTTTCTTCATCAGTTTCGTTATCTTGTGTATCTTCTTGTCCATCACTGTCCTCTTTTGCCTTCGGGATATGAGCTGAGTTGATTTTCAATGACTCCGCCGTCATCTGACTGATTAGATATACATAAACCGCTAGTGTCGCCGCTGCTGCTGCTACCAACATGAATAATATTCCCGTCATGAGTGGGTACCTCGTTACATTTTACGTTAAATACGACCTGTTGGGCCTGCTCTGGAGCACTATCCCTGTACCCTAGGTGCTGCTTAGACAGCCATATCTGCATCTTCCCATCTTTCTCTATGAGGGCCTTATGCCACATAGCTTGCACGAGGGTGTGCTTTCTATCCTCCCTACCTCTCCTTATCTCCCACTCGAAGTTCCTCATAAGGACGCCGGGAGAGATCTTAAGTATTGTGGCTATCGTGGTGACGGGAAGAAGCGTTTGAGCTAGTCTAAAGACAAGATCCTTGTCCACCTTGGACGGTTTCTTCATAGGTCCTTTGTTCTTGATGGCTTCTATTGGCTTCTCGTTTCTCATTAGAAGGGCATTTCCATCTGTTTTTGCTCGGATTTCTTCGGCATAATAGCGCTCTCCGCCTTGATCAGGGCGTACGTCTCTGTGAATTCCTTAAAAGCCGCTACAAGCGCTTTCAGGCTATTACTTATCTCTTTGATGTCCCAGGCCATGTATTTGACTGATAAGTCTATCGGGGGGGTAGGTTTTGGTTCTGGCATTATTTATCCTCGTCTATTCTTGTGTTGAGATAGCTCTTCCACGCCTGTTTATACGCCTTGTTGGGTGGAGGAGGATGTTGCATAGTCTTTAGGAAGTAGTCTCTATCGCTGTCCGATAACTTGATAACTCTGTTACACTGACAATCTACGGTATGCTCACCGCACTCATCGCATTCACCTGACATAAGTCGTTGTGCCTTTTTTTTGTTTCAGAAGCGATCCTTTTCCATTTCGTCACACCTCTAAGATGGCCGTCGTAGTGGTATGTCCCTGTGTGCCAGGCTTCTTTTAGTTCATATTCCTGTAAAATAGATTCTCCTTTGTCCTCCGGAATGGCTTTTTTAATACGGTAAAAAACTATATTAAACCTAAAAAACACCTCGTGCCAGTCGGGTTCATCGTCCATATCCAATTCACAACAGTAGGTGTGATGTCCATAGGCAAGCACTCTCTCGCCCGGATTGGGCAGGCTTTTTAGTACACTTACTTCTTCATATGGATCTCTCATCTTTTACCCTGTTTATGGTCCGATAATTGCACATTATGTTGTGTTATGAATGCCCTCACAATAGTGTATGGGCTAAATCTATCAATGATAATATTTAAACATCGTCGACAGGTACTTTTAGGCGCAACGTCTCTTTTGTGTTTTCAAGCATTTTAAGCTCATCCATATGACCTTTTTCTACCTCGGACCAGTAGTATGCCATCTGCTCATTACGCTCTCTTGCTTCGATAGCCCTTTTAAGCCCTTCGGCATGCATCTGCACTAACTTTGCCCTGTCATTCGCCGGGTGAGGCATTATTCTGTACATATTTCGCTACCACCGGGTGCTTCGACTACCAGGTTACCGTCCATGTCAAATTCACCTTTATGATGCCAACCAACCTTAACCTCATCTAGGTCCACGTAAAGAATGTCGTTAGGTGTACTTATCTTTGCGCGTTGAAATGCCAGCCTGTCTATAAGCTCTTTATGGTCTTCATGTGTTGTCAGTATGATAGGCAGC